TTGCCGTCCTTATCCAGAACGCCCATGTCCATAAGCGCGTTAGCCGCCGCGCTGAAATCGCCGTTCCTGTTAGGAGTGTAGTTGTGGATGGAGTTGATGACGTTGGATACGCCAGTGCCCGCCGTCGTGCCACGGAAACCCATAAGCTGCACAAAGCCTGTCATAATCGCCGCATTTTCCGGCGACATGCCGGAAGCCTTTGCGGCCGGGACGCCATATTTTAGAGCGTTCTGTTCCTGCGTAATCGTGGAGTGCGTGACGCGCGAGAGGTTGAAAAGCAAATCCAGAGCGGGCGTCAATTCCGCCGGATCGTAGCGATTTAGCATGTGCGCGAAGGCGAAGCCGGATGCGGTCGCGTCGTCTGCGTTGCCAAGGTGTGAAAGCTGCGCCGTTTCGCCAAAGCGCAGGAGCGTCGGGAAGATGCTTTCAAACTTCTGCATCGCGGCGGCCCGTTCGCTCGGCGTGTTGCCGTGGAACATGGACACGCCCGCCGCAGTCGGCATAAAGCTGGCCGTTGACGCTTCCGAAAAGATCGTGCCTTCCGCCGACGATCCTGCCAAGCCGCGCAGCCGCTTGTAAGCTGCATCCCACTCAACCGAGCCGGGCTTGTATCCAAGCGACATGAGCGCCGACGTAAGAGCTTCTTCCTCGCTCATAGCGCGCTTGAGGGCGGTGTATTCTACCACGCCGCCGATGATGGAGCCGCCGCCGCCGCCGCCGCCAGGTGCGCCAGGAAGCCCGCCCAGCGGGATACCGCCACCGCCGCCACTACCGCCACCGCCGCCCGCCGCAAGCCCGCCACCGCCACCAGGGGGCGGCAAGAGTAGCCTGCGCGGGCCGGACAGCAAAGGGGGTGATCCGCCGCCACTACCGCCGCCATCGTAGCCTAGCAAGCGTGGCGCTGGCACCATGGCGCGGGCTGCCCGCTCCATACTGCTTGCGTAGTTGGCAGCGTCGCGTGCCGCGCCTGACATGCCCCGGCTTATGCCGTCAACGGAAGATGCCGCCTGGCCTAGATTGGTTGCCAGCTTGCCCGTCTCGCGAAGCTGCGCGTTCAATTCCTTCACAGCCGCCGAAGCGCTTGCCACGGCGCGGTCAAGTTGGCCGAAGTTGCGTATCATTTCGCCAAGCATCTGCGGCGAATTGGTATCGACAAGGATAGAGACGCCAATCTTGTATGCGTCTATCATAAAAATTCCCTACCGGCTTTCGGGCCGCAGTCCTGCCATGATCCAAGCGAAGCGACTGCCAATCATCGTTGCGATATCGGGAGACAGCCGGAACGCCGACGCGCCCAGGAATGAACGCGGCGGGATGCGCCGCGTTCCAATTTCCTGCCATACCGCAACGTCGCTATTCGATCCGATGACCGCCGCGTATCCCATGACGGAATACTGTATCGAGGCGCGTAACTCGCCGGATCGCAATAGCGGCTCGTCCTCGGAAAACCCAAGGTGACGACGCTGCGCTCGCGTGCTATCCGCCAACTCTGCCCATGCAGGGAACGGGCCGGCGGATAGCTGATAGTGCCCGATTGCTTCCCACGCCTCCCGCTGGATCATCTTTGCGGCGATGGTGACACTACGCGTAATCTCGGCCGACACTTCGGCCTGCATCGCCTCCAAGTGACGAATAAACGCGCCGATTGACTTGAAATCGCGCGGCATCCTTCACTCCCAAGCACCGACAGTCCAGTTGAACTTGTGCCCTGCCGCTTCCTGACACGCGAACAACCAAGCCAGCCGTTCGGTATCGTCCATTTCCTCGATCCGGTCTAAGGGCACCCCATACTTCAACAGCTTCGCGGCTTGCTGCATTACGGGATGCCTGCTTAGTTTTTTACCGCGTCCAAATCCACGGATTGTTCGCGCGCCGCCTCTCCTTTCATCAGCGCGTTTACGCCTTCGTCGCCTAGAAGGTCTGCGTTGGCGTGCAATTCTTCCAAGCTCGTCGGGCGCGGTAGCGGCTCGCCGTCGATATCAATTGCACAATAGATCAGAGAAGCGAAGGCGCGATAAACGTCATTGCTCGCCGCGTCGCCACAAAGGCGGACCAGCATCAGCTGATCCGAAACCTTCATTCGCTTAAAGCCGATCTTGCGCCCTTTGCTGTCTATCGCCTGCATGTTACTTGCTCACAAGCCGTTTTCCAGCGAAGCCGTTGATTGTCAGCTTGACGCTGCTTTCCTGTTGCCAGTTGCCGGCGTCATCCAACGAACTAACGCAATCGGTAAAAGTGAACTTCGTTGTTGAACCGTCCGTTTCCGTGATGTAGATAAACACGTTTTCGGTTGGAATTTGAGCGCCAGCCCAGAAGTTAGCTTCCTTCAAAGCCTGGTAGTTGTCCGCAATGGCGTTCTTGCGCTCCACCTGAAAGGTGAAATCCCACCCGGCCGGGTTACGCTGTTGCAGCGGAGAGTTGCCGAGAGGCTTCACCATAATCTGATGAATGATAGGCTTACTGTGAAAGCCAGTGATATGCGACAAGTCGAGACGCCCGTAAGCGCCCATAAACACCGCGCGCAAATTGTTGCCGGTGTTGAAAAGCACGGTGCTAGCCATCGTTTTCCCCAAAGAAAAACCCGCCGAGGCGGGTTGTTACGGATGCAATCAATAGGCGGTTAGGTGGAAGTAGATGCCACCGGCTGAGACACCGTAACCGTCTGTCCGCCTTCGATGTTGACGATGAATTTCTCGTTGATGGAGAGGTATTTAACCTGCGTATCGGACTGGACGTAGCCTAGCGCGGTGCGGGTTGGCGGGTTATTCGTCAAATCGCAAATCACGGAGAACGGCAGGCTACCGTCCAGCGATCCTAGCAATTTCTGCGATAGCATGTTCTGTAGAAAACTTAGCTCCGTCGAGCGGATTTGGTTGAAAAGGTCGCTCGTGATCGGCATCCCGACGAACAAACCCATTGCCGCATTAAGCGTGGTCGCAATGTAGTTCGTCAGCCGCGTGTAGTTGTCGCCGTTGATTGCGGCGTTTGATGACGAATTGTGCCCGCCGCGCACTCCCCAATAAGAGCCGCCGGGCTGCGGGTTGGAAATCACGTCGATGCCGGCTGACAACAGCGCCGTAAGATCAGCGGTGCTGTATTTTTGCGCCTGCCCGCTGCCAGGGAAACCGGACTTCTGCGAACCAACTACGCCGTAAATCTGCTTGTTAAGGCTGGACTGTTCGGGCGATAGGTTGCCGAGCCGGCCAGCCACGAAACCCTGCGGAGACACCAGGCGAAAAATACCGTTGACCTGATCGCTCCACCACAGCCAATCGCCAAACATAAGTTTGCAGGCGTAGCTATCCAGTCCGGCGGTCGCCTTCGTCGTCACCGCGTTCGTGATCGTGTCGCCGGCCGGGCCGGTCAGGATCATGTAAATTTCTTCCTGCAAGCCGAATGCGGCCTGGTAGGTGTATTGCGTGGTGTCATCCGCATCCGCCAGAACGGCGATGGCGCAGCCCTGCCCGCGCAGCGCATACATGCCAGTCCGCGATCCGGTATCGACGCCGACTAGGGTGGCGGCGGTGATGGTAGTCGCGCCGTCCGTGCCGCTCGTTGTAGTGCCTAACGCCAGCGCCGCGAGCGTCGGCGCGGACGTGCCAGCGCCAGCCGTGGCGCTGATAATCTGCGAAGGGCCGCGCACGGTTGACGTGCCGGAGTTGATGGCAGCCGCCATCGCAACCCACAGCGCATTGCCGGAACCGCTGATGTTGTCAAACTTCTCGGGCTGCAAGCCCGGCAGGCCGACAACAACGGAGAATGTGCCGCTCTTGGAGCCGTTGCCGATGTAGACGGTTATCGAGTTGCCAAGCGATCCGGTATAGCGCGCGGTGAAGGTGATGCAGTTGGTCTGCACCACGACGGCTGCGGCAACGTCCGTGCCGTCCGTCACGCGGACGCAGCGGAAGTCGGCAGCGCCCTGTTGCACGGCAACCGCAAGCGCGGTCCCCATATCATACTTGCGCGCCTGGATCGCGCCGAACTGCGTAGCGTAATCGCTCATAGTCGAGCAAATGGTGGCGACGCCTACCGGACCCCACGTTGCCGTGCCGACAATGCCAATTCGGTTGCTCGGAACGCCGTTGATAACAAGGTTCTGCGGAGGAACGATCTGGACGTAAAGGTCCGGCACGACAAGGGCGGTGGTATTCAGCGCACCAGCCTGGACAACGGGCATGGATAACTCCTAGGTGATTGTGGTGTTTGTTGCGGGCGGCGTCGTGACGTTGGAGACGCCGAACAGAACGCCGCCGGCTGGCGTGGTGATCGTGGTCGCGAATTGCGCGGTATAGAAAATATCGCGCGTCCATAGACCTTCCTGCGAAGGCACGTCGTTGGAATACGTGCCGCGCCATTGCAGGCGGGCCGACTGATTGCCTGGAAGGGATAGGAAGCGGACGTTGGCAAGCTGCGCGTCGATCTGGCTGCACAACGCGTCACGCGCGGCCGGCGTCGGTGCCAGCACGGTTACGCGGAAGCCCTGGACTTGCCACCGGACGGTGTTTACGAAGGTCCCCTGCGCCGTCACGACGCCTTGCACGGGCCGGTTCGTGGCGAAGGTGATCGCGGAGCCGGATACGCTCGCGTAGTTACTTGTCGCAAGCGCGTCGCCCGCGTTGTCCGTGATTTGGTCGCCGCCGTCCGTGACGATCAGGCCGCGCGTGGTCCCGTTCACCAGCGCCGCGAGCGCCATTGCAACGGTCGCCGGAGTGTCGCTCGCGCCGCAATTATAGGAATAGGCCGAGCCGTCAACCCAGACGCCCGCCAGCTGCCCTACGCCCGCCGTGCCGCCAAAGGTGACGGTCGAGGCTGCTACCGCCACAGTGAGCGTCACATTGCCAGGAAACGTGTCGCCGTCCTCGATGTATCCGCCGGTCAGCCGATTGTATCCGGCTTGCTCCGCGATGGTGACATGCGACGTGCCGGCGGCAAGCGAGGCGTCCAGCACTTCCGACTTCGCGAAGCCTCGATAGATCACGGCATCAAAGCCGCACGCGCTGGCCGAGCCGTCGCCTAGCGGATAGATAGCCGCATCCACAGCCGCCGCAAGGGCGACTTCAACATCCGATTTATCTGCCATAAGGGCCGATTTCCTCTAGCGCCTAAAACGGTGCTAGACAGTTGAAACTAAAAGGCGATTGGCCGATTTCATTTAGGTTGTCGCCAGCTTGACGACAAGCCGCTGGCCGAGCGGGCTTTGCTCGACGGACGAAATAATATGTCGGAAACCCTGGTCCGAAAGCAAGATTAGGTTATTCCGGAGGATAACGCCTGGAATATTCGGAACAATGACGTTGAACCAAGGCAATTTTGCGTCGCCCGGTAGGTTCGCGTCGCCGCGGTCGCCCTTGGTCCCGCGCTCCATCCAGCACGGCCAGCCCGCCGCCAGTTGCGTTTCGCTGCCCTCGATATCGCCGCCGTAGCCTGTATTCAGACCCTTGGCGGTAAATTTCGTGGTGTCAAAGAAGCTGGCCGTCCGATTGC